GCCTTCAATGGTGGTGTCTCCTGCTGCAGCAGCCTTAACAGGAAGTTGAATTCCGGTTCGGGTTTGAATTTCTTTTGCACGGGCTAAATCACCAGCCAAGGCAGGGTTTGCTTCAATGGCTGTTTGAAGCTTTTGGCGTGCTCTCACGCTGCCTAACATATTTGTAACTTGCTCCATGCTCTCACCGCCCATAGCAGTTCGCAGGCCTGTGGAGAACATTTCAGGAACGTTACGCACCAAAGTGTTAGCGCCCATACCTGCAACCATACCGCCAACCATTTCTCCAGGGATGCGGGCTGCCTCACCAAACTTCTGAGCTGCTTGCTGACCAAATTCACCACCAGCCACACCGGCTGCGGCACCAATGGCCCCCTCAGCAGCAAGCTGGCGACCTGTCTGAGGAATGACAGCCTGGGCTAAAGTACCAGCGTATGGGGCTGCTTTAGAGCCTTGGGTGGCAAGCTGTAACGCACGAGCACCCGCAGCCATTACAGGAACAGCAGCAGCCCCAGCCAATGCGTTCTGAGCCATGCGCTGACCAGGGGTGGGCACAGGGTTTGTCGCAGGAGGGGCTGTCACACCTCCTGTTGGAATCTGTGCAGCAAGCTGACTACCGATGATGGGGCCTGCTGGGGCCTGAGGCTGTCCACCAAGCTGTGCTGCAATCTCATCAATCTCATCTTCTGACAGCGCATTCTGAGTGATGATTCGCTTACCATTAATTGTGTATGTCGGCATCCTTACTCCTCAATAGTTACAACATTACCTTTAGAGGTAGTAATTGTACGCTTTCCAGAGCCTTCCCCGCGTAAGGTGAACACTTCATCAATCTGTTTATCACTAAACTTACCCGATTGTTTAGCCAGCTTACGGGTTTGAGAAATCTCTTGGTCTTCCAAAGCTTTGTTTTTCTTTCGGACAACCTGAAGAACTTTCTTCATTTGGTTTAAGCTGTCTTGTGTAATTGTTCCTGTTGCCAAACGGGTTAAAACGTCAGCAGCAGAACCCACTAAGGACGGATCAATACCAAAGCTCTTAACGTCTTGGTTACTAATTTGTGTCTCACCCACAGCCTTCGCAAGCTGACGCGGAACAGCAGCAGCCGCAGCAAAGTTATTATTTTGAATAGCTTCATCCACAAGCTGAATACCTGTGTCAGCAGCATTCACAGCATCCCGGAAAGGTTTGAGGGTGGTATTCAGATTTTGACGGAAAGACAAAATGTCTCCAGCCTTCTCAGGAATGACATTGGTAATCTTTGTAGACTTGTCCGAAGCCGCACCCAGGTCTTTAATTGTTTCACCCGAGTTTTTATTAATTAAAAGCACACGACCATTTGCTTCTACGGTCTGTGTATTTGCTTTGTCTTTTGGCTCAAGAACCGAAGGATCACCATTAGAATCCTTATAAGCCTTCAAACTAGCGGGTGTGAAATCTTTAGCATTGGCACGAATAAACTGTTCCACGGGGTCAGCAGCGGCCCTTTCTCGGCTGCGTTGTCCTGCTAAAGCCTGCTCCGACCCAATCTTAGCCCCCTGAAGCTCCATAGCATCAGCAGCTTGGATGACACGCATAGCCATGTCGGGGTCACTTTGACGCAGCGCCGTAGCAAGCTGACGCAGGCCTGTAGGTGTGTTGGTGTCGTATTGCTGAGCCATTTGACGCAGCATAGATGCCCGACGAATAGCTGGGTCTTGTGTCTCGACACCAAACAAGCTTCCTAAAGTGTTGCCCAAAGACGCTCCTGCTTTGTAACCCATAGCAGCAAGGCGTTGGTTTTGAGGCATTTGAGCAAATTGCATAGCCCTCTGTTCAAGCATTTTAGAGGCCATGTCTTCTTCGCTCATAGCGGGGCCAAATAAACTAGGTGCTGTAGCCATTATTTCTCCTTAGGCTCCGTAGAATTGCACATCAGAAGGGACAGAACCATAGGCTGTCTGAACCCTGCGCTGTTCATCCGTGGTGGGAGTGACCAATCCACGGATAAGCTGAGAGATGGGGTCTGTAGCGCCTGCAATGGCCCCTTGAATGGCTCCTGAGCGGTCTGCAGCAGCCTGGGAGTTAAGAGCCGCTGCAGCTCGTGCAGCGTTGCTCAAGAGGCTTCCTGCCTGTGCTCCAGAAGCCGCAGCACTGGAGCCAAAGGTACGAGACAACTCCAGAGGATTCTGAGACAAACCTTCCAGGGTTTGAGCCGCTGCCAGATAGTCGCTGAAGGGAGTCAGGGCAGCCCTTTGCGAACCAAACGACCTATCAAACAAGCCCAGGCCTGTACCGAACAAGCCAGTGCCAACCTGAAGGTTTTGCAGCATACGCTGACGGGCAAGCTCATCTGCACCCTCTTGTGTCTGCAAAGCACGACCTGTAAGACCAGTGCCGAAGGTGATGTCCTGTTGGAGGTTCTGACGGGCAAGCTGTTCAGCATTGGCGGCAAGCTGTGCATCCTGTTGTGCGATGGCATTGAAATATGCAGCCATTTCAGGGTTGGTAGCCTGGAGGTTGCCTGCCATTGTCGAACCCGTAGCCAGCCCTGCACGGCCTGTCTGCTGGAGCCTGTTACGAAGCTCTGCAAGCTGCTGCTCACGCTGAGGAGCTAACAAACCCTGCTGACGCTGCATGTAGTCTTGTGCAGCCGCTGAGGTGTCATAAGAGGTGGGCGTTACAGCCCCACCAAGCCTGCGAAGCTGATCGACATAGCTCATAGCCTCAGGAGAGGCGCTGGTGGCTGTGCTTGTAGGAAGAAACTGATTTGCCAGCCCAAAGAGGCCTTCAGCAGCCCTGCGAGGGGCTACCAGAGAGGCGGGATATTCCCCAGCCGCCGTCAGGGCTCCTGTGCCCATTTTAAGCAGGGCCTCACGCTGTGCTGCAATGTCAGGGGCTGCTTGGTAGCCTGCACCGATTAAACGCCCCTGGGGGTCATATTTAAAACCGGAAGCACCAAAGCGAGAGGTGATACCAACCGGACGAAACATAGCCGACTCTGCAGCCTGCTGAGCCTGTTGCATTTGTTGGTTAGATACAGCCTGCTGAGCACCAGAAGCTTGATTAGCAGAATATAAAGTGCCACCAACCTTCAGACCCGTATCCAAAATTTTAGAACCAGTATCACTACCGGCCCACTCAAGTAAGTCGTCATACCATGCCATTAGTAGGTTCCTCCATTGACAGTGGCGTCGAAGGTGCCACTAACGGTTAAATTCACGGCTGTGGTGTTACCCGTGAGGATGCCATTGTTGCTGTCCACTTTGGATGCAACGGCTGAAGCAATGTTGTTAAACTCCGTATCAATTTCAGTGCCCTTAACCAACTTGGCAGGGTTGCCAGAGGCCAGAGAGTCTTTGACAGCGAAGTCTGTACTTTTAACGTAGTTAGACACACTATTCTCCTTTAGCGAGTACGTCCAAGCTTGACATAGCAATCAAGCTTCTGAATCGAAATTGTGAAATTGTCAATGATGGTTTCGATGCCAATTTGTAGAACATTTCCTGAGCCAGAAGCCTGAATTTTCTGATTGTCAAAAACCACACCGGCTGTATATTGTCCGATATTATACTGTGCAATGTTATATTCTGCAACAGCAATACCACCTAAAACAATGGGACGGGCATAAAATTGATTGGTATAGTCGAAACCATACTTCACAATGGCGTCTGCTCCATTACCACCGATGAATGTAGCACCGATTTTCTTCAACACCTTGATATTGGTAGGGCTCCCAAAGTCAAAATAGTTGGTATAATACTGCATTCGGTAGGGCAAAGTGTCGTCTAAGTTGGTTCCATAAATACCAATGTAGCCCACCTTACCCAATAACAGACGCTTATCACGGGTATAAAAGAAAGCTGTAGGGGTGATTTGATTCCATGTGGTTGTACGGGCTGCTCCGTTCTCCAGCAACCCACGCATATCGAAACAATAGACGGTGTTAGAGACAGGCAGGGACAATAAATAGAAGGCGTCTTTGTCAGAATAGACAGCCTTAATATTGGCTAACACCTCAGCCTGAACGTCTTCCACAAGGTCATCCCGCACATTGGCGCTGATGTCCCGCATAGGAGCACTCTTTTCCTGAATGGTGCGACCAATGCTTCTAACCCCGCTGTCCGACAGGAATAAGACATCCCCGCCAGTGACCACCACGCTGTCTCTAGCAGCACACCCCACCCCACTGATGGTGTCATACAAGGACATGCTGGAGGGTGCCATAGCCCCTTGATAAATCAAGATTTGACGACGACCAAAGATGTAAAGAAACCCGTTATGTGCTGCTAAGGCAATAATCTCATCAGGGCCAGCAGGCCACACATTAGCCACATTTAAGGTGCCTGAGGTGCCTCCTGTGAACTTCTCTGCGCTACGAAGGTCAGTAAACTGAATGGTGTGTACATCTGCGGAGGTGTTCGCGCTCCATGTACGCCCATAGGCGCTAATGACACAATTGGCATTTTGAACAGTGCCTGAATATCCTGGGTGCTCAGACAGGCGCGTGTACACCGTAGTGGACACCGAAGGCTCATACACCAGGGGTTCATGTCCTGTTTGATAGAACACCACCTGACCATCCAAAGCAGCCATCTGCCAATTGTCTGCCGTGATTGTCGGAGCCACACCACCACCGCCATAGGTGAGTTCTGTGAGGGTTGTCCCGTTTAAACGAAACAGCTTGCTGTTAGCAGTGCCGACAATGTAGCTGCTGCCATTAACATCAATGAGTTCAAAGAGGGAACGGAAAGCAGAGGTGCCTGTAGCGGCCAAAAGTGAATGTGCCTTAGACCACCCATTACGGGCAGCAATGCGGCCTGCCTTGTCAATGACGCAATTAAGCGCCGTTGTGGCATATCCGTTGTTCAGACCCACGCTGCTGTCTTGGGTGTTTAAACCCATGAAGCCTGGGGCTTGAATTGTCGAGGTGAGAAGCTGCTCAGCCATTTAGGTAGGCACCCATTCCATTTCTTCCAGATAGTGGTTACGCTCAATGGCAACCGCATCAGCCAAAGCAAGACGATATTGCAGGTAGGCTTCAGAGGCCTGCACACCAGCATCCTCACCACGCTCTGCAATGGCCTTGCTGTAGGCCAGCATAGACACTAAGTGGTCAGGCACTAAGATGCGGGTGTCATCATCAACTAAGTCAGGTTGCGGAATGATGAGGTTGAAACGCAGGGTGTAAGCCCCATCTGGAATGGGGAACAAATCAACCTGTGTATCACCATTAGCATCCACCCCGTTGAAGTTGTAATACATGGGCTTACCCTTCTGAGGAGTTGCCAACAGAAACTGTTGATTCATCCAATGGGAAGCAGCGTAGTTCATGAAAGCCTGTTCGCTTTCATTTAAGACATCCATCACTCGAAAGCGTGTCTGGGAACCCACCAAGACATAGTTGAAGAGGTCTGCGGAAGTGACAGCGGTGAGGGTGTCTGACAGAGCATTCCAATCATAGGCATCCTCAACGTCTCTCTTAGCATCGTTGATAAACACTCCCACCATAGAAGAATATTCTGTGTCGTTGACGCTGCTCACCACAGGCTCACGCAGGCGTCTCAAGACGTTATTAACAACATCCAAATAGGTAGCCATTATTTATCTTCCTTTCGCTCCAGTTTGTCTTCAATGCGACGGAGCATATAAAAAAGCTCATCTTTAAACTGTTGAAACTCATTCTTAGGCATGTAGTCTTTGGCAATTTCTTCCCGCAGCTTATACACATCCTCTTTAAGAACATTTACAGCAGTCCAAAGCTCACGGGCAAACCAGCCTATCACCGCTGACACCGTGCCCAAAGCAAAATTGAGAAAAACTTGAAAATCCATACTTAGCCCATGGTGCAGGTAAACGCAACTACGCCGCCAAAGCTGGTTGCCAAAGCATCAAAAACATCAGGAGTGTGATTTTCCTTGCGCGTGTAGTCGTAGATTTCTTTAGCCACCCCCGCCAAAATAACTAGCGCCAGGGCGGGACGCGCCCCCATGAACGGCAACGCCAGCGCAAACAGCACCGTCCCGCTGGCAAAGTGCATCACCTTATCAGCCGGGATGGAATTTAGCGCGGAAAGAATGCGCTCAATCATGCGGCAGCCCAGGGAACACCAGAGGCTTGTGTAGGGGCTTCTTTTTCAGCCAGCATGGCAGCCAAAGCCGCCTCAGTGGCGTCCTTGTCCACGCCAGAGGCCCACACCCACGACAAGACTTGCTCCTGCGTCAGGCTGTCATAGGGCGTCACCGGCTGACCCTCGGGCCAGGAACAGGTTGCATA